ATGAAGCAGAAATAGAAGCTGATAAACTTGACGACAAAGAAGCTGACAAACTTGCTGACGGGCTGACAGAACTTGATATGCTTGCCGACAAACTTGCAGAAATAGAAGCTGATAAACTTGCGGATGGTGAAACTGAACTTGATATGCTTGCTGAAATTGAAGCAGAAATACTGGCACTCAAAGAAGCAGACAAGCTCTCAGAAAGCGAAGCTGATAAACTTGCTGATAGTGAAGCTGATAAACTTGCCGACAAAGAAGCAGACAAAGAAGCTGATGGTGACGGTCCCGGAGCATTTTGTCTAAAAATAAAACCAATCCGCCATCGTTCTTTAAGATGATCCATTTGGCAAAAAGGCCTATCAAGAAAAATAACTTCATACGTTATATCATCCTGCGTATTTACCCAATTGAATGGAATATCTTTATTAGCTTTATAAAATACAAGAATCTCTTCTTTATCGGCCTGCGAAACAAGAAACATATTGAACTGCCATGTTTTTGGATCGAAGGTAAATATTTTGTTAAGCACAGGATACCCGCTGGCCCTGTTTGCTATCTGGACAGACTCCTCGCTTAATACTTCAGTGTATCCACCACTGCCCGGAGAACGTGATAATAAAGTTGGAAAGGTATTCATTATCTCCTCATTGTCCCCATAGCTTTTCTAAACGGCCCGTGATTACTGGTTGCTTTCATAACTACATCAAGAATTCTTTGATCTCCCATCATATAACTATCTGCACGACTGACTTCGAGTTTCTCAGTCCCTTCATTATGAATTCTAACATCGACATTACCCGTGCCACCTCCGCCTTTAGGGATAACTTGTTCTCCTTGCTGTAATATTGCCGGATATTCATCGGCGGCAAGACCTTTATGCAGACGAGGTGCTCCGGCAAAAGTATCCGCCGGAACTCTACGCATCGGAAATGATGTTACGCCAACAGTCCCTCCTGCATGGGCCACTGCCCCGCCAATGCCAAATGCATACCCTAATATTCTTGCCATTTGCATTTTAATCATTATACGTGCTAAATCAGCCAACATCGTGCGAGCTAAATCAGCCCAATCAACTTTAACTCCCATTATCAAATCTGTAAATGCATCAGCAGTCATATCTAACCCGTGAGAAAGAGCATCGCCTAATCGCTGTCCCCAATCTGATGCATTTTCAATCCAGTAACCTATACTTTCACCAACTCTATCCCATCCCCGCTTTACTTTTTCCGCACCTTCCAGATGATTTTCGATAAGTTCATCTGTATCTGAATAATCTTCCATAGGACTTTTTGTAGTCTTTGGGCCATAAATAGATTCGGCTGCTCCTGAAAAAGGCAGCATATTATAGGTATCAGGAATTGTTATTTTATTCTTTCGCTTCAATACCTGCCTATCCAACTCATTAAAAAATTTCTTTACCTTATCTTGTGACAATGGAGCAGCAAGCAAATCATCAGCTATCTTTAGCAAATTACTTGCTTCATCTCCTAATGCCTGAACGCTGGCTTCCATTTCTTTTATACCTGTACTCATCTTTTCAAAACCAAGCTTCCCTCCGAGCCAGGTTCCTGCTATTTTGTTATGAGCATCTTCAGCAGCTTTAGTTAGAACTACAAAACCTCTGCCTATGTATTCCAATGATTTTAGAATACCGGCACTAACCAGATAAAAAACTGCCTTCAATCCTCTAAACCCATCCTTTATATAAGACACAGCCAAGGCCAGTTTTTCAAAACCTCCTAATACTCCTTTTACAGAATCTTCTATATGAAGCCCTCCTTCTACAAAAGCAACTGCCCATTCCTCAATAGCATCACGATTCTCTCTTATTAAAAAGCCTAACGTTTCTATATGAGGTGCTAAACGCTTGCCAATTGCCATAGCAACACTGACGATATTGTTCCAGACTATTTTCATTTGAGCAGCAAAAGACTTGAGATTCTTCTCCGCCAAATCTTTGGTATGCCCACCAGCGGCAACCAGTTGCTTATTCCATTCCCTGATAGAATCAGACATGCCAAGGATAGGAAGAATAACCTGCTGCGATCTCGCCTGAAATCCTAACAAATCTAATGTTATACCTTTTTGCTCTGTGGACATATCAGAAAGTAAATTCGTAATGTCTTCAATGATATCAGCAAGCGGTCTCAAATTTCCCTGCGTATCATAAAGAGTCATACCAAATCTTTCCCACTCTTCTCTATTCTTACGTGCTCCCATCATCATAAATCGAAGCATCCTGCCGAAGGCCGAACCACCCTCTGCACCTTTTATATTTTGTTTGGCATAAGCAGCAAGAACAGCCACACCTTCTTCAAGTTCAATGTTCCATGTCTTCATCGCTGCCGCTGCTTCGTTTGTCAATGCTTCTGCGAATTGAGAAACAGTAGCTTGTGATAATTCATTAGCCGTTACCAGATTGTCTGTTACCCTGATTAAATTTTTAAGATTAATCGCTGCATTCTTTGACGATAGCCCAAGTGCTGCCTGAGAACCAACTGCCATCTCAGTAGCCGAACTCAAATCAAAGGAGCCTGCTGTAGCAAATCTTTCCACAGCACTAAGTGCTTTTAATGATTGCTCAGCAGAAAGACCAGCAGAGCCGAGATAGAAATAAGCCTTCGCAAGTTCGGTAGCTGATTTGACTGAACGCAGAGATATTTTTATAGCAGTCTTTTCCATCTCTGCCCGCAGACTGACGGAAACATTCTTCATGATAGCTATCGACTTTGTCATAGCATCATCAAAGTTAGCAAATGCCTTGGTAGAAGCACCCATCGCAGCAATAATAGCAATCCCTGCCAGCTTTGCATATTGAGCCATTTTGCTAAACGCTGCTTTGACGGAAGACCTGATACTCGTCATAGTCCTTGAAACTGATGACTTAGCTAATGCAAGCTGTGTTCTTAATTGTCCTGTATTTGCTGTTATAAGAACAGAGGCGGTTAAAAAATTCATTTACTAAACTCCTGCTCAATTTCATAGCATACTAAGATTGATTCAAAAGTTTCTTTTACATCTTCCGTATAAAGCTTAATGACATCTAACGCCGTTCCGTAATTAAGCCCTATAATTTTACCGCTTGGAGCCATGATTACCTGATTTCTAACACGCAAATAGATTTTCCAAATTTCATGGTTCGATTCATCCAACATTACATAACATTTCTTGCATGGTGGTTCTCTGCCATCCGAATCATAAAGCTCTACACAGTCTTCGCAGTCGGGCTTGTCGAGTTGTCGTCGGATGAATCTTCTAAGTTTTTTACCCGAGCCTCGTCCAACGACTTATTTACTTCGACTAATTCACTTAAAGAATCCGCTACAAACTTCACAAAGTCAGTAACTTTCATCATCCTGATTTTGTTTTCGGAATTGCATTCTAACAACTTGCCATCCAGAGAGACTACTTTCCAACCGGTAATGCAAAAATCCCAGCGAAGTTTTGAAGCTAATTTCTCATCAACCTTAACGTCGTCAATAAGCACGCCTTTCATAATTTTCTTCTTGTGCCTGACGGTCAGTTTTTCAATCCTGTCAAATTCATCGGGAGGAAGTTCTCTCAGGCACACGCCACCAAGTTTTTCATTGTCCGGATCAAAATAAAACCATTGACCATTATTTTTTGAAGTAAAATTTGGCATCTATAATCTCCTTTCAAATTTATTATTTTATGACGGGCTGATACTCGGACTAATCGAAGCACTAAGCGAAGCAGACAAGCTTGAACTGATACTAACCGAAGCGGACAAACTTGCAGAGAACGATGCCGAGATACTGGGCGATGTATCATTTACCTGCTCCAAGTCTCCATTAACATGCAACGTTGCTGAGAATGTCCCGATACCACTCTTATCGTCACCAACATTATTAACATTGGTAACAATAACATGTGAGCCAGCTGAAGGAGCCATGTATACAGTATTTGAATAATCCGTATACAATTTAATGTCTCCAATTAGTGTCGCAGCATCGAAATAAGTCTTGAGCAATTTCTGCCCGGCATCACTATCGACAAGGTAATGGCCATTGATGGCAATATCACCACCTACTATTTGTAGGGGAAGCTGCATTATTATTTCATCCCCAAACTCATCGATATCCTGCATATTGCGAGTTTCGCCAGAGTAAGTCCATGTAACAATCCCTCCAACCTTTACCGTTCCGAGATAAACCCTGCCTTTGTATCCTGCTTTAACGTTACTCATTGTCTTAGTCTCCTAAACTTTTTTGTAAATAGATTCGATAAGTTGCTGAATATTGCCACACCTTTTCTACTTTGAAAAGTATGGCCGATTCTCTTTCTAAACTGATACATCGATAACCTACAATCGATAATTCAACATCCTCAAA